AAAGTTTAATACTAAACTAAATACAGACTGAAATAGTTTAACGTTAAACTAATTTTCCCCCATAATAGTTTAGCTTTAAACTAAATGGTTTAACATTAAACTATATTCCTTTAAGTTGAATAAACATATTGTTATTTCTGAATGTAATCAGAGCCTTAACCGTTAATGGGGGGCGCATGGGCCAGGTGGGGGGTGTACGTTATATATATATACGCCCAATGACAGAGATGGGTATTTTCGATTAGGGGGTAATTGGTAAGGTATGTTAACCAGTTTTACTGAAAGAAGTAACGTAATGTTACAATGTATTACAGTCCTGGGGGGTATTTCTTACAGTAAGTGTGTCAGATTGTCCCAATATGTACATTTCTCTTGTCTAATACTTGTGGGGGGTATAACTATTGGTATATAATACTTATAGTAATACTTAAAGTTTTACTCTTTTGTCTTTTATTCTTATATTTATATACCTATATAAGAAATAACTTTAAGTATATAACTATAAGTACCCTACTATTATTGTTTGTAGTCCTATTTTCGATAGAAAATTGAAAGACGTAGGTTGACTTCTAGGGTACTTTACGTACAACTACAGAACATTAGATATAAATATGAAAAAAAAAGTAAAGTACTTTGAGTCAGACTCAGTACTTGAAGAGTTCTACCAAGCCTTAGCTGATAAAAACGAGAAGAAATTACGTAGGGTACACATACCTAGGTCAGATGTCTTCTATGTACGTAGGGCTTACTACGAATCTACAGGTAACTGGGTCTCATTAGATAGAATGGAAAGAGCAATGTACCTTGAAGGTATGCTCAGAAAGCAGGACGTATTAGATCCTGACAGGAAGAGGGACTGGGAGTAATGGTAGTGGACTTTGATGTAGATGGTGATGGTAAGATCACAGTAGAAGAAGTAGCTATGAAAGAACGTATGCTTGAGATTGAGCTACGTGAAGAGAAAGCAGAGTCCCAGAAGTTTATGGCCTGGGTAGCTATGGGGATGATGATCATCTTTACTATCTTTCTGTTTACTCCAATGATGTCAGATTCAAGAGTATCAGCATTAGCTGATTTATTAGGATTGTTCTACATAGCACAAACAGGTGTAGTAGCAGCATACATGGGTGCAACAGCTTACATGGCTGGTAAGCCTATGGGCAATAAGATGGCAATGAGCAAATAGGTAAGAAAAAATGGCATTTAAACTTTCGCAAAGATCTTTAGATAGACTAGAGGGGGTACACCCTGATCTAGTTGCTGTTGTTAAAAAGGCTATTGAGCTTACGAAGGTGGACTTTGGTGTGACTTGTGGCACCAGAACCATTCAAGAGCAAGAGCAACTGGTTGCAGCAGGTAAGTCTCAGACTATGAACTCTAAGCATCTTCCTCAAGAAGATGGCTATAGCCATGCTGTAGACCTTGTAGCCTATATTGGTTCAGATGTGGCATGGGAACTCAATTTGTATGATGATATCTGTGATGCAATGAAAGATGCAGCAGCAGAAATGGGACACGTACCTATCAAATGGGGTGCAGCCTGGTCAGAAAACGATATTAACACATACAATGGTTCTGCAGAAGAAGCTATGAATATGTATATTGACCTACGTAGATCCCAGAATAGAAGACCCTTCATTGATGCCCCACACTTCGAGTTGATGGTACATGAAGAATGAAGTTCAATGAGGTCATAGCAGTAGCAGGGTTAGGTCTTCTGGGTTGGGGTAGTCTCCAACTCTATCAGATGAATGCCAATATGGCAGTTGTGACCTACAAGGTTGAAGAAAACTACAAGATGATCAAGCCTATGTGGCAAGAGTTTTTAGTGAGACAGAACAGAGTGGCTAATAGGTAAGATGGATAATAAAGCTTTAGTGTCTGTATTGTTTGCTGCTGTAGTTGGTCTTATTGGATGGAACATCAATACGACTAATGAGTTACAACTGCAGGTACAAAGACTGGAGATCATCCTTCTTGATGATGCGTTTGCAAAATGAGATGGTTGGTCCTGATCCTATTATTATCTAGTTGTGGTCTGACAGGATTACCTTTCTTCTCAGGAGGTGGTGGACCCACAGTCAACAGCAATGCCCAGATAGGAAAAGAGAATAGGCAGTCTGTAGTCTCTGTAGAACAAAAAGAAGAAGTAACTGCTGGCAGGGATGTAGTTCAAACAGAAATCATAAAAGAGGTTGAGACAGGCACTGTGGAAAACCTAGACATCATCAACACAAATATCCCACCCTGGGTAATCCTACTTCTTATCCTAGGTTGGTTGTTGCCCACACCAACAGAAATAGCTAGATCTATTACAGATTTTGTGTTAAGATTATTTGGGCGTAAAGATAATCCTAAGTACGACAGATATAAGTAGCAAAGGATAGGGGTAAGATAGTGAACGTCCCATGTTCCCCCTAATTATTACATGAGTATACCTGAACGAGTAAAAACAAAGATGAAGGCTGTTGGCCTAAAAGGTGTCAACAAACCACAACGTCTTAATGATGGTAGTGGGAAGTCTCATCACGTTATGGCCTCTGAAGGTGGTAAGTATAAGTATATCAAGTTTGGTCAGAAGGGTGTCAAAACCAATCAGACTGCAGGACAACGAGAGGCATTCAAGTCTCGCCACGCCAAGAACATCAAAAAGGGTAAGATGTCTGCAGCATACTGGGCTGATAAAGTAAAGTGGTCACCCTCCAAAACCAAATCCTCTTCTACGAAGTGGAAGAAAGGTTCGTAATGTGGATAGGAATACTCCTAGTCTGCTTTGATCCTATGGCCCTATCTTGTAAGATTATAGCAAAACCAGAACCCTTTTACTCTGAACAAGCATGTTTAGAAGAAGCAGAACAAATAACTGCTAATATAAGAGCAGGAGGTGCTTATGCCACACCACACTGCCACAAGGTTGAAGGAAATAGTACGTAATGCCAGTAGAAAAAGTACCAGGTGGATATCGTTGGGGTAAGACTGGAAAGGTCTACAAAAGACGTATCAATGCTGTAAAGCAAGGCGAAGCCATCAAAGCCTCTAAGAGTAGTACAGGATACAGCAAAGGTGGTTCCACAGTAAATGCTGCAGGTAACTACACCAAGCCTGGTATGAGAAAGAAACTTGTTGCTCAAGTTAAAGCAGGATCTAAAGGTGGTAAGCCTGGTCAGTGGTCTGCTCGTAAGGCTCAAATGGTAGCCAAGCAATACAAAGCTAAAGGTGGAGGCTACAAGTCATGAAAGCTCCACAGAAATCTCTTAAGAAATGGGGAAAGCAGAAGTGGAGAACCAAGAGTGGTAAGCCTAGTGCTAAGACTGGCGAAAGGTATCTCCCTTCTAAGGCTATTAATGCTCTTAGCGATGCTGAATACGCAGCAACAACCAGAGCAAAAAGAAAAGGCACTAAGGCAGGTAAGCAGTTTGTGGCTCAACCTAAGAAAATCGCAAGTAAAGTAAAACCATATAGAGCCAGTAAGGGTGGGTTGGCTAAAACAGCAAAGAGAAAATAATGCCCTTTTTAACAAGTAGTATCCCTTACTTCAAGGCTTGGGTTCGTAGAGAATACACAAAGAATCTAGAAGAGTACAAAGGAGAGTTTTTACATGCTATGGTGATTGGAGTCACTACAATGCCTAACAGAACTCTTAGTTTCCAAGTTATCTTCACTGGATGTGAGTCAGACTTTGATGACTCAGAGAATGTACATGGTGGGGCAATGTGGGCAAGAATGCCTCTGACAGCCCTTGTAGCAGACACTCCACTGCAGGAATGGCCTACTGAGCTACCACCCTACCTAGCACAGCCCTGGGATTGTATGTCACATACACACTCAGTATATAAATTAGAAAGAGCTAGTCCTGCTCCTTGGATAGCAAAAGTAGATGGAAAGTTCTACCCTGCAAAGTATTACTTCACTGTAGATTACACAGACAACGAAGTAGCAGATGATCCTGCACAACATAAACAGTCACATGTACTAGAGTTGTTGGATGCAGGAGAATACACAGGTAACATTGTTGCGTTACCCAATAATAGAGTGAGAGTAACTCACCCTGCTTGGTTTGAGACTGGTCAAGGTGCTCCTGACTTCAAACCTAATCAGCATACTTACAACTCAAAAGAAGACGTAGACTATGTTTGGGATACGCAACGAGTATTTAACAATTTATATAGTGAGGAAGAATCATGAAAATGAAGAAAAAAGGTTATGCAATGGGTGGTCTAAAAGCTCCTAAAGCAAATCAAACAGGACTAAAAAAATTACCTAAATCAGTTCGCAACAACATGGGTTACATGAACAAAGGTGGCATGACTAAGAAAAAAGGTTATGCTAAAGGTGGGGCCATGATGAAAAAGAAAGCTTATGCCAAAGGTGGTAAAGTAGCAATGTACAACCAAGGTGGTATGATTAAGTCTACAGGTACTTTGAATACTGGTGTTCGTCAGGCTAAGAATACTTACAAGTAAGGAAAAAGATAATGGCTGCTCCTTTATTGTATTACGTTGTAGTTGGTGGAAGTAGAATTGCTTACAACTATGCTCGTAAAAAACTAGCACAAGAAATGGCTAAAAGACTTGGTGGTAAAGTCACCACAGTTAAACCAAAGGGAAAAACAATCAAAAAAGGCCCAAGCCCTAGTGCTCCTGGTTCAAGCCCTAAGCTTAACCAACCACAGGCAGCAGGTTCTGGCAAGTTCCAGAAGCCTAGCCCTAGTCCTGCTCCTAGAAGAGGCACTGAGCCTAAGAAGCCTGAGGCTCCTAGCAGCACTTCACCTGCAAGACCTAAAACAGATAAAACACCTGCTACTAATACAAAGAAACCAAGTGTACCTTCTAAAGCACCTGGTGGAACAAGAGGTAGATACACAGGTGGTCGTGGTCGTAAGAAGCCTAAGACAATGGATAAGAGCCTAGTTAGAGAACGTCCTAACTTGCCTCCTAAGCCACAGACTAGCAGACCTGCTCTTCTTAGGGACTCAGCACGTCCTAGTGCTCCAGAGATTGATAAGGATTCAATCAGAGATACAACTAAGAAGGGTCCAGAGAAGCGTACATCTCCAAAGCCTCCTAAGAAGCAAGAGGGTCCAAGCAAACGTGGAAGACCAACTAAGACTAAGAAGGTGTCACCAGGTTCTTCACCTAGACCTAAGCTACGTCCTGACACAAAGAAGGCTGATACAAAGAAGACTAATAAGAGATCTACATCTCCTAAGCCTAAGTTAGATCCACTAAAGGGTTGGTCAGATTCAAGACGTAAAGCACTTAAGTCTGATAAGATTGGTAAGGACGCAGGTGATGGTATGGTCTGGATTGTTATGGGTAACTCAAATGCTCTTACCAGAGTTAAACCAAGCGATCCAAGAGTAGCTGAACAGAAGAGGTTAAAGAAGTTACTATGAAGATAGAAGGTAACAGAGTAGTAAGCAAGATGGGTGATGTCTTAGCTGAAAAGATTAATGGAGTCTGGGAAAGCAAAGAACAGCACGTCCTTGACTTCATTAACTCTCAAAGTGAAGAAAAGCCTAAGCCCAAACCTAAAGCTAAGAAAAAGAAAGCTGAACCAAAAGAAGAGTACGAACTAGAAATGGTTCGTGCTCGTGATGAGAACGGTCACTTCATTGCTGACGATCCTGAGACTGAGGTCAACGAGGCTTGGGTAGTCAAAACAATCAAGAAGGTAGTTAAGAAGTAATGTCCTTTTCTCAGCAGGGTAAACCAGCACGTATTAAATCAGTGTATGGTCATAATACAGGAACTACAACAGAAGAAGTGTACGTTTGCCCTGCTAACTGCACAGCAGAGGTTACATTCATTCACGTTGTAAACGGTGGGTCTGGTAACAATACTGTCGAGGTTGAGTGGTATGTAGATGCTGACAGCTACACGTCACACTTCCTAAAAGGTAAGAATATAGGGAATGGTGAATACGTAAGCTTTCCTAATATTGACCTAGTTCTGCAGCCTGGAGACAAGATTCAAGTGACTCCATCTTCTGCAGGACACATAGATACAATCGTTACTGTAACTGAGACCTTTGTACCAGTAGGGTAACAGGGTTGCAATTTTTATAATAGTGTAGTATAACTAATAGCATATAACTACTCCTGCCCAGTTAGGGCTAACACATAGGAGTAGTAAAATGAAAAATTGGTTTATCAAAGTTTTAAATAAAATGATTGAAGCAAGACAAGCCCAAGCAAATGCTCGTATTGCTGAAATGCACCTCTGGAGAATGTCAGACAGAGAACTGAATGATATCGGTATTGGTCGAGGTGATATTAAGAGAGTAGTTCAAGAAGGCAAATGATTTGTACATTAGTGTTTACAACCCTTACACATGCTTGGTTAAGTAACCAAAATACTTTTGTAAGGGTTTGTCACTACCAATGTAAATCAGAACTAAGAAAAAGAGTTTATTATATAGATCCAGATGATTTATGCCCAACTTCTTTTGAAGTGAGTTCTTTGGGAGGAGACTCATGGACCCAGTTACAATTATTAGTGGGGCTACAGTCGCCTTCAATGCCTTAAAGAAAGGCTTTGCTGTTGGTAAGGATCTGCAGGATATGTCCAGTCAACTGACGCAGTGGGCAGGTCATATGGCAGATCTAGGCCAAGCTGAGAAGAAAGCAAAGAACCCCCCTTGGTGGAAATCACTGGGAGGGTCTGTCGAAGCAGAAGCTATGGAAATTTTTGCAGCCAAACGTAAAGCAGAGTCCATGAGAAAAGAACTCAAGTCTTATATCAGCTTTACGATGGGGCCATCAGCTTGGGATGAGCTAATAGCCATCGAAGGAAAGATACGAAAGCAAAAGAAAGAGCAAGAGTATCGTAAGGCTGAACTACAAGAAACTATAATTACTTGGACATTAGGTATTTTAATGTTTATAGTAGGTGTAAGTATTTTAGGGTTTATACTTTACTTAACAGTATGATAAAAAAGGTTGGGAATAAGTACCACGTATACGACAAAAACGATAAAGTACTTATTATAACAACCTACAAACGAATAGCAGAGAATACTGACAGGAAATCAAATGGCAAGAAATCTAACAGAAAAGCAACAAAAGTTTCTTGATGTCCTCTTTGATGAGGCCAAAGGAGACCCTGTGACTGCTAAGAAGCTTGCAGGATACGCTGAAGGTGTTTCTACTTCAGGTATCGTTAATGCCTTGACAGACGAGATTGCAGAGCTTACAAAGAAATTCATAGCACAATCCTCTACTAAAGCTGCGTATACTATGTTCTCTGTTATGGCAGATCCTACTGATCTGGGTGTAAAAGAAAAGATGTTAGCAGCTAAAGACATTCTAGATCGTGCAGGATTTACAAAAACAGATAAAGTAGAAGTAAAAGCATCTGAGCCTTTATTTATTCTACCAGCGAAAGAAGATGAGTAAGAGAGCTTCAACTGCAGATCATCCAACAAAAGTAGACTGGCAGATACCACTTCAAGGAGAGAATGGAGAGTGGTATCCTGTTATAAGAGTAGGAAGACACGTACCATTTGGTTACAAACAGGATGAAGAAGACGAAATGCTTCTGATTCCTATCCCTGAAGAACTAGAACTTTTAGAAAAAGCAAAGTTGTTTCTTAAAGAATACAGTGTTAGACAAGTAGCTAAGTGGTTGTCTGAGCAGTCTGGTAGAAACATCTCACATGTAGGGTTATACAAACGTGTCAGAATGGAAGAAAAAAGGCGAAGATCCTCAAGCAACTACCGTCAGTATGCCAAAAAGTATAAAGAAGCGTCGAGGAAGAGCAAGAAGATCGAAGAAGAAAGACTTGGTGGCAAACACACCAGAAGTCTCGACACAGACGAAGAGTACATCGAACTCAGAGATGGAGAGTGTTGCCCCTTCTGTGGTCAAACAAAAGGTGATCTTCGAGCCAAACCCAGGTCCACAGACTAGGTTCCTAGCAGCTACAGAACAAGAGGTACTTTATGGTGGGGCAGCAGGAGGTGGAAAAAGCTATTCGTTGGTTGCAGACCCAGTTAGGTACTTTGCAAATCCACATGCACGAATGCTACTTGTTCGTAGGTCTACAGAAGAGCTTAGAGAACTTATATCTGTAAGTAAACAACTGTATCCACAAGCAATTCCAGGCATACGTTTTATGGAGAGGGACAAGACTTGGGTAGCACCTAATGGTGCAACACTCTGGATGTCTTACCTTGACAGAGACGATGATGTTATGAGATACCAAGGTCAAGCCTTTAACTGGATTGGCTTTGACGAACTCACACAGTGGCCTAGCCCCTATGCCTGG